CCTGCCCAATGGGGCGGTACGTAAGGCCGCCAGTGAAACGGATCTGCAGCTGATGCTGATGCGCACCAGCAAGCCGGTGCGGGTGACGCGCCGGGGCGTGACGCTGAAGCTCCACGGACTGGAACTGGACTACTACACCCCGGAACTGGCCAACCTGCGGATGAAGGACAAGGTGTACCTGCGGTACGACCCGGAAAACCTGGACAAGGTGCGAGTCTACGACCTTGAGGACCGCTTCCTCACCGAAGCCCCGCAGAGCAAGCTGACCGCGGGCTACCTTGCCACACAGGAGCAGATCGCCGAGCTGATGGCCGCCAAGCGCAAGGCCGAAAAAGCTGTGCGCGAATACGGCCAGGCGCTGCGGCTGCCGGAAGACCCCGAACGGGCGCTCAATCTGGCTACCGCGCTGGCACAGAGGAATCTGGACGAACTGGCCCTGGCTCCGAACCCGAAGTGCATCGAACTTCGTCGCGCCGAGCAGGAAGAACCCCTGTTGCGGGCCGTGGGCGATATCGATATTGGAAGCATGAACGACTACCTGATCAGACAGCGAGGAGGTTTTGAAGATGGAGAAGATCTATGATGAGTCCATGATCCGGCGAGTGCAGGAGTACATGGAAACGCACAAAATCAGCCAGAACCAGATGGCGAGCAAGGTGAATATCAGCAGTGCGGCCCTGAGCAGCTACATGAACCAGAAATACAAGGGTTCGGTGGAGGCCGTGGAACGTCAGCTGAAGGAATTCTTCGCCATCGCGGAGGAGTCGGCGGCAGCCGCCGAGAAGACCGGCGGTCTACTGCCCCGTGAAAGTTACATACCGACCTCGATTTCGGAGGACGTGTACCAGGGAATCCGCTTCGCGCAGCTGGAACACTGCATGGTGGTCCTGCACGGCGACGCTGGTGTAGGCAAGAGCAAGGGCGCGCAGAAATATCTGCGCGACCACTCCACCAGCGCGGTGGGCATCAGTATCACCCCAAGCACGGGCACGCTGACCGGCGCGATCAAGCTGCTGGCCCGCGCCCTGCGGGTGCCGGAATGCCGCAATAAGATGGACCAGATGATGGCACTGCGGCAGCGGCTGGATGGCACGAACCTTGTCATTATCATCGACGAGGCGCAGCACCTCAAATATGCAGCCCTGGAAGAGATCCGCTCCCTGACCGACGATAACCCCATGACCGGGGAGCGCGGCGTGGGCGTGGTGCTGATCGGCAACAGCGAGGTCTACAGCCGTCTGCAGGGACGGCAGCAGGCGCAGTTTGCACAGCTTTTCAGCCGCATCCGTATGCAGCGGGAGTACACCACCCGCAAGGTCAAGCGGGAGGACGTGGAGAAGCTGTTCCCGGTGCTGGCCAGCCGCGGCGCGCAGAAAGAACTGGACTTTCTGCTGGGGGTGTGCCGGAGCCCCTGGGGCATCCGCGGAGCGGTGAACCTGTACAGCAACGCTGCCAGCGCAGAAGATATCAGCTACACCAATCTGTACCGCATGGCCGCCCACATGGGCATCGGCATGCTGGGGCATGTGTAAGGAGGGCACTATGAGCAAGGTGAAATTCACGGTAATCTTCGCCGCCGGTGCGGTGGCCGGGGCGTTTTGTATGTACGCACTGAACGTGGCGCTGGCACGGGACGGCGGCGCCCTGGGCGGAGAGGCATTGGTGATTCCGTTGGTTGTCCTGCTTCTGTGGGCCGGGTACTGCCTGGGCCATGCCAGGGAGACGGTGGCGGAGCTGCTGGACCTGCCGACCGATGAAATCGAGCCTGCCGACAACACCGAGTATTGGCATGGGTACACCGAGGGCTACGATGACGCCCTGGCCACCATGGAATTTGCCAGGCCGCCCCGCAAGCGGCCGACCAAAAAGCGGCGGCGCAGCGACCGGCAGGCTTTGCCGGAACGCCGCAAGGGGGCGTAAGCCCTTCCTTAATGCAGCCGGAGCCGATGGCTCCGCCGGTCCCAAGCCCGGAAAGATGCAGAGGGAGGAAGGAGGTTGCTTATGGAAAACAAGGAAGTGTCCCTGTCCGGTGATGCCGCGCAGGTACAGGCGTACATTGACCGGCTGCAGTCTGTGATCTTCCCCACCGGCGGCGCTGACCTGCTGTATGCGTACATCGCGCTGATCGTGCTGCGGAACAGTATCCGGCCGCTGATGCCACCCGGCGCCGAAGAGTTTGCGCAGCTGCTCGCCAGCAGATTCCAAGCACAGATCGAAGGAGAGGATTGATCTATGGCAAGACGAAAAGTGACCGCCGCTCCGGTGCTGAGCGACTGGGCCGCGGTGGATCAGGCGCTGCGGGACATCCGCGAGTGCCAGCACGCGCTGACCGAGCTGGCCGTTGACCGTGACCGCCGGCTGGACAGCATCAAAAACGAATACGCCAAAACGGCGCTGCCGCTGCAGAACCGCATCAAGCGCCTGGAGTCCGATGTGAAAGACTATGTTGACTGTCACCGTGCCGAAATGGCTGGCAAGAGCCGAACGCTCAACTTCGGCACGGTCGGTTACCGGATCAGCAGCAAGCTGATGCTTCCCACCGGCAAGGTTGCCGAGGCCATCGCCACGCTGAAGGCTATGGGACGGAAAGAGTTCATCAAGACAACGGAATCTTTGGACCGGGAGGCGCTGAAACGCCAGCCGCTGGAGTTCCTGAATCAGATCGGGGCCTATATCCGCCAGAGCGATGAGTTCTACTACGACGTGACGGATGAGCAGCCGGATATGACCTGATATGGTATGCTATGAGTAAGCGGGATTGGAGGCTGCTGCAGGCGTATCTGGCCACAGGCCTGACGCCGGAGCAGATTGAGGAGCTGAAGGCCGCTGCCGGGCTGAAGAAGGAGGCTGAGGACAATGGCAGCAATCAACACATATCAAGTCCGAAAAATTTATGCCATTGCCGGTGCGCTGGGCATGAAAAACAGTGACGGTGACGATGCCCTGCATGACCTGGTAGTTGGGATGACCGGTAAGCAGCACGTCACCGATCTGACATCGGCCGAGGCCTACGATGTGATCGCTGACCTGGAAAAGAAGCAGGGTTCCAATCCCACACCGCGGCGCCGTGGCCGTCCGCAGCGTCCAGCGGCCCCTGGGCACGCCAGCGAAGGCCAAATGCGTAAGGCATGGGCACTGATGTATCAGCTGGAGTCCGCAAGCCCCAGCAAGACACCGCTTGGAGAGCGGCTGTGCGGCATCATCAAGAAGGAGACCGGTATGGATGCCTGGCCGAAGGACCCGTTTGCGTGGCTCGACTATAAAACCTGCAGCCGTCTGCTGGAGGCACTGAAGGGATACGTCAAGACGGCGCAGAAAAAGGCGGGTGCGGCCGGTGGATAAAAAGCTGCTGCACCTGCTGACCATCGACGATCTGGACGGTGAGAACCGGGAGCTGGCCGAACTCGTTGGTATGGAAGCGTTCATCAAATTGGTGGAGGTTTACGGTGGGACCGGAAAGCTGTATGTACCGCAAGCAGACAAGGTCCTGATTCCGGTGCGGGATGAAAAAATCCGTGAGGAATATGACGGCACCAATTTATACGGTATTTGTAAAAAGTGGGAGTTGAGCGAAAGTACCGTGCGTGCCATCGTGCGGGATAAGGCGCTGACTCTGCGCCGTGAACGCGAAGAAAAGCGTCGTGCGCCACCGGACGGACAAATCTCGATGTATGATCTATGAAGGATATACCGCAGTTTTTCTGCACATTTTCGTGGTGGAACTCTGCGGAGAGAATACGGTATGATTTCCTTGCGACAAGGAAATCATACCGTATTTTTTGTTGGAAGAGGTAAAGGGATGGAAGGAATGCAGTTTGACGCAGGAACCTGGTGGTTGGCGGTGCTGCTGCTCGGCGGCGTGACCGGCCTGTTGTGCTGGCTTTTGAAGCGGAGCTACGACCGGGTGGAGAAGAAGGCAGACAGCGCCGTGCCGAAGGCCGAGTTCGACAAGCAGCTGGATTCCTGTAAATCCCAGATCCGGGCGATCCAGGAAACCTATACCACCCGCGATACCCATGATAAGGATATTGACGAGTGCCGGAAGAAGATTTCCAAAATCAGTGAAGTGTACCTGACAAAAGAGGATTTTTACCGCGAGCAGGCAAAAACTGAGCGGAAGCTCGAACAGCAGAATCAGAAGCTTGACCGCGTGTTGGAGATTTTGATGCAGATGCAGCGGAAGGAGAACGCATGATGGACCTGAAAGAAAAATTGCTGGCTGAGATGAAACAGAATGAGCTTGCCCGCGCCAACGGCAGGGTCATGCGCGCACTGAATGTTCTCTATCCGAAGTACAACAGTCTGCGCGGTATCCAGATCGCTTTGTCCGATGACGGGATCGGTGAAGAGCTGTACACTGCGAGCGTGGACTTTCTCGCGCTGGAAGGGTACATCCTGCTGCGCACCGTCAAGGACCATGTGCCGGTGCCCGATCTGGCAGAGCATAGCTGGGTCGATCTGGAGGGCAAGCTGTCCGGCAAGGGTACCCGCCTGCTTGAGGGCGGCATGAAAGACAATCTTGTCAACTGAGGTGTGACATGGGTTGGTCGTTTGGAAAGAAGGGCAACCGCAAGCACAGCAAGATCGACGCGCTCCCGCCGGAGATGAAAGCTACCGTTGAGGAAATGATCCTCGACGGTAGTGCTACATACAACGAGATCGTGGAATACCTGGAGAAAAACGGGTACAGCCTGAGCACGTCAAGCGTGTGCCGGTATGCCCAGGGATATGTGGAGAGCGTCCAAGCTTTGCAGATCGCCCAGCAGAACTTCAAAAATATGCTGGAGCAGCTGGACCGCTATCCGGACCTGGATACTACCGAGGCACTGGTGCGCATTGCCAGCCAGAACCTGATGAACGCGCTGGCCAGCAAGAAGGATGAGGACTGGTCCAAAGTCAGCGTGGACAAGCTGATGAACCAGATCAGCGGCCTGACCCGCGCAGTCGCCTACAAGAAGCGCGTGGAGCTGCAGAACAAGACCGATCTGGAGGCCGGCGCCAGCGACGTCAAGACGATGCTGTGGAATGCCATGGCGAAGGAACGCCCTGACCTGTACAAGCAGGTATCCGGCTACCTGGACCGCAAGGTGCAGGAGGGCAAGCCATGATGTACGTTCTGCAGGTGCTGACCGGCCGAGAGACCGAGATTTGCGGCAAGCTGCGCAGAGCCGGGATCACGGCCTACTGCCCGCAGGAGCGGCGGCAGATCCGCCGCGGCGGGCGCTGGCAGGAGCGGCTGTATACGCTGTACCCGTCGTACCTGTTTATCCAGGTCGATGACGTGATCCGCGTCTATTACGCGATCCGCAAGGAGGATGGCGTGCTGTACTGGCTGGGTGCCACCAAGGGCGCGCCGGAGCCGCTGAGCGAGGACGAGGAGGCCAACATCCTGTGGCTGGCCGGGGGTGGCCCGCTGCCCCCCAGCAAGGCGGTACGGCGGCCGGACGGTGAGCTGGACTTCACCAGCGGGCCGCTGAAGCGCCTGGCCGAGCTGGAGGCGCTGCGCAGCGTACTGGTCCGGGAACGGCGCGCCACGGCGGTGCTGCCGTTACATGGAATAGAACACAAGATACGGCTCAGTTTTGAGCTTGAACAGGAAACCGGGAGTAGTGACGGGGCTGGTTCGCCCCCCGAAGCGAAAGCGGCGGACATACTTTAACATCCGAGGAGAAACCGCCGGTTTTGCCCCGGATGGCGAAGCATATCCCGCGGAAAATTCCGCGTTCCTGTACGGCGGCGCCCAGACCCCCGTTTAATCGCGCCGCAGAGCCGTTTAATTTCGTTTAAGAAACGCGGGCGGCAAAACTGCCCGCGCACCAATACACGCGAAAACTGGCCCGTTTCTGCGGGCGTTTGGGCGCCGGTCCCGGCGCCTCGATTTTTTGCCGAAAGGAGGCCGCTGCATGAGGAGCAAAAACGCAACGATCCGCGAATTGCTGGCGGACATCCGCACGGCAGCGCAGCAGGAACAGTATAATCCCGCTGAGGATTTGAAGACCCTGCAAACGCAGTACAAACGGCTGTCAAAGCGGGAGTTTTCCCAACTGCTTGACGCCACGGTGGAAAAGTATGCCGCCGGGGAGTGGTCGGCTATCCATGCGGCGCTTGTGGAAAAGGCCCGCGCCGGGGATGTGGACGCCATCAGGATGTACCGCGAGATGCAGACCAGCACCGGCAGCAGCGAGGTGATAATTGTTGACGACCTCTAAAAATATACAAACGATCCGCCTGCGTGACGTGATCGGCCCGGCGTTTTACGAGACGCACCGCCAGATCAACAAGGGCCTTATCGATGAAGCCGTTGAGAAAGGCGGCCGCGCATCCCTGAAAAGCTCCTATGTGAGCGTGGAGGTGATCTTGCAGCTGCTCCGCCACCCGGACTGCCATGCGCTGGTCTGCCGCCAGGTGGCCGACACGCTGCGGGACAGCGTGTACGCGCAGATCCTGTGGGCCATCGACAAGCTGGGCCTGACCGCGAAATTCCGCTGTACACAAAGCCCGCTGCAATGCACCTATCTGCCCACCGGGCAGCGGATTTTGTTCCGCGGCCTGGACGATACACAGAAAATCAAGTCCATCAAGCTGCCGTTCGGCTACATCGGTGTGCTGTGGTTTGAGGAAGCGGACCAGATCAAGGGCGGTGAGGACGCGGTGCGAAACGTGCAGCAGTCCGCCCTGCGCGGCGGCGCGTTCGGACTGACTTTTATCAGCTTCAACCCGCCCGCTGCGGCGCGGAACTGGGCCAACAAATACGCACTGGCCCAGCGCCCTGGCAAGCGAGTCCACCACAGCAGTTACCTGGAGGCCCCGCCCGAATGGCTGGGGCCTAAATTTCTGGCCCAGGCCGAGTACATCAAAGAGACCAAGCCCACCAAGTACCGCCACGAGTACCTGGGCGAGGCGGTGGGCAACGGCACCCAGGTGTTTGACAACATCCGCCTGGAGGAACTGAGCAACAAGCGCATCCGCAGTTTTGGCGACGCCCTCAACGGCGTGGACTGGGGCTGGTACCCGGACCCGTGGGCTTACAATCGCTGCTGGTACGATGCCGGGCGGCGGACGCTGTACATCTTTGATGAATTGACCAGGCTGAAAACCAACAACCAGGAGACCGCCAGGCTGGTGCTGGGGCGGATCGAACGCTGGGAGACGGTGACCGCCGACAGCGCCGAGATGAAGAGCTGCGGCGACTATCGAGACGCCGGTATCCGCTGCCGCGAGGCAGTCAAAGGCCCCGGTAGCGTGCGGGAATCCATGAAATGGTTGCAGGGCCTGACGGCCATCGTCATCGACCCCAAGCGATGCCCCGACACCGCCAAGGAATTCGCTGAATATGAATACGAGACCGGCAAAGACGGCGAGGTGCTGCCCGGCTATGTGGACGCCGACAACCACCACATCGACGCGGTGCGCTACGCCACCAACCGGCTGTGGCTGAGGAGGGGCACCTGATGAAGCTAAAGCACTGGTTTATCGAGACGTTCCTGGCGCCGTTCGCCCAGGCGGCATTGCGGCAGGAAAACCAGGAATTGCGGGAGGAACTGGCGCGGCTGCGTATCCAGCTGTGCCGCCGTGCCGACCCGTTTCTGTGGATGGAGCATGAGCACGGCGGGGAGCTGTGACGCGGGAGGGGTACCATGAACCGATTCAAGAAATGGCTGGTGGAGAACTTTCTCCCGCGGTATGCGAAGGAAAGCCTGATCGACGAAAATGACCGGCTGAAGCAGGAATTGCAGGAGGCCCGGCAGCAAGCCGAAGAGGCTTGGCGATATGCAGCTGGCCTGGAGTACGCCCTGCGGCACATGCCGGGTGTGGTGGTGCACAACCATGAAAGTAAAAATCGCGATCCCTGATTGCAGGGGATGCCCCTGGCAAAACGGCAGCGACATTTGTCTGCTGCCGCGGTGCTTCAGGCGCTTGATGGAAGAAATGAAAATCGGAGGTGAGGGCAATGGGCGCGTTTCTGAGGGCGCTGGCCAACAGCGGCGCGAGTGATATCCAGGAAGCCCTGGGGCTGCCGGACATTACCAGTACAGAGATGCAGGACGCCATTGACACGTGGTTTGCCGACTGGTTCGCCCGCGCCCCGTCCAAAGAGCTGGGCGAGGACCCGTGCCAGCGCCTGCCCTATGCCATCGTGAACAAGCTGTGCAAGGCGACCTTTGCCGAGTATGACAGTGGCCTACACGATACCGAGACGCCCAAACTGCAATGGATGGACGGCGTCCGCACCGCCTGCGATAAGGTGCGGCGGCTGGCCATGCAGTGGGCCATGGTGGGCGGTGAAGCATTTTTGAAGCCCGTCATCCTGCAAAACGGCGGACTGAGCTGGCAGGTGATCCGGCGGGATCACTGGAGCGTGCTGGGCAAGCTGCCGGACGGGCGGATCACCGACATGGCAACCTGCGAGAAATCGGTTGTTGCCGACCGGGAGTATTACACGCTGGTGGAGCGGCGCACGGCAGGGCCGGACGGCCGCCTGACCGTCCGAAACCGGCTGTACCTGTCCAGCAATGCCAACACGCTGGGACAGCGGGTGCCGTTGCAGAGCCTGGCGCAGTATGAGAACCTGCAGCCCGAATACACCTACGTCACCCCCATCGATGGCGTGGGGTTTGTACATATTAAAATGCCCTTTGCCAACACGGTGGACGGCTCCACCGATGGCGTGTCCGTCTATGACCCGGCGCTGGGCCTGATCCACAACATCAACGCGAACGAATACCAGCTCGGCCGCGAGTTTGAACTGGGGCGGATGCGGATCACCGCCAGTGCTGACCTGCTGCAGACGGCGGGTGCGGACGGGAAACACATCAAGCGCCTGCAGGACGACCTGTTTGTTGGCCTGGACGGGAGCGAGGCCAGCCTGGGCATTACCGTGTTTGCCCCTGCCCTGCGCCATGAAAGCTACGAGACACGCCGCCAGGGATACCTGAAGGCGGTGGAAAACCTGCTGGGGATCAAGCGCGGCATTTTAAGCGACGCCGAGGCCGTGAGCAAGACAGCGACCGAGATCAACACCAGCGCCGGGGATTACAGTTTGTCCATCATCGACTTCCAAAACCTGTGGTACGACGCCTTGCAGGATGCGCTGCGCCTGGCCGACCAGATCGGCCGCGCTTACAATCTGTGCGGCAGTGAAGCCTGGGACCCGGAGATGCTGACGGTGACCTGGGGCAACGGCGTTTTGTATGACGCTGACGCGGAATGGACCGAGCGCAAAGAGATGGTGCAGATGGGCCTGCTGAAGCCGGAGCTGGCGCTGGCCTGGAAATATGACCTTCCTGCCGAGACGGAGGCTGACCTTGCTTTCATCCGGCAGAAATATATGCCGGAGCTGGCGGATCTGGAAAGGTAAGGTGCAGCCATGTGTGACGGACTCGTTATTGATCTGACCGGCGTATCGTTCCAGGAACATGCGCCGGTCAATTACCGGGAGGAACTCAATATCACTACGGGCGTCATCCGTGCAAAGGTGGTGGATACCAATGACCAGCGCCCAACGCGACGGGCTGAAGGATGCCGCCCTCGCCCTGACCGAGCCCATGATCGACGACCTGGTCAAAGACATCAGCCGCCGTATCAAGGGCGCCGGCGCCATCACCGACACCGCTGAATATCAGATCTACCGTGCCCAGGCGCTGGGCGCCAGCAAAAAAGAGGTCGAACGGCGGGTCGCGGAGCAGCTGAAGCTGCAGGAGGAAGTTATCAGCAGCTTGTTTGAGTATGTCCTGGACAAAAGCCTGGCGTATGAGGATAACGGCAGCCTGCAGCAGATGGCCGACGCCTATGCCGAGATGACCAAGAGCAAAACGGCTGAGATGCTGCAGAACCTGTGGGGCACGGCCCCGGACGGCCAGGTGCTCCCGCTGCAGGATGCATACGCCAGGGCACTGGATTTTGCCTTCCGGGAGACGGCGACGGGCGTGCTGGACATGGAAACGGCGATTCGCCGCGCCGTGACGCCGCTGGCCAAGCGCGGGCTGCGCACCATAGAGCAGAAATCCGGCCGGAGCATCGGCATTGAGTACGCCTGTCGAAGGTACATCATGGATCAGCTTGGCGCGCTGGACGATGAAGTCCAGAAAGCCAACCACGACATGCTGGGGTGCGACGGCTGGGAGATTAGCGCCCACGCGGCCTGCGCGCCGGACCATGAGCCGATCCAGGGCCGCCAGTACAGTGACGCGGAGTATGAACGGCTGAACAACAGCCTGCAGCGGCGTATCGGGCACCTGAATTGTGGCCATACGGCCGGCCCAATCATTCTGGGCGTGAACGCGCCGCAGTACACCGAGGCCGAACTGAAGCAGTTTGCCGAGGACAACGAGAAAGGCATCACCTACAACGGCAAGCATTACACGCTGTACCAGGCCGGGCAGGAGCAGGCAACGATGGAAAACGCCATCCGCAACCTGCGCCGGCAGATTTTGGCCGATGAAGAGACCAAAAGTCCGGACCTGCAAAAGCACCAGATCCGGCTGCGAGTGCTGCAGAGCGAATACACCAGGTTTTGCAAGGCGGCGAAGCTGCCGACCCGGAACGAGCGGCTGCAGGTGGCCGGTTTCGGCCGCAGTCAGGCCAGTAAGGCGGTGTGGACGTACCGCAAGGACACGCAGAGCCGCAAACTGCAGAAACTCAACTATGCGGAGGATGTGACCGCTGAACAGCGCAGCAGCATCGAAAAGGAATTATCTGTGCTACCGCAGGCCCAGCGAGAGGCCGCCGAACGGCAGATTCATTCCCTGCGACTGGAAGATAACAATACGGGAAGCCATTATGACCCTAAAACCAAAGAAATTGTCCTGTCCACGACTCACAAAACGGGAGATGTTATCCACGAATATGGTCACGCGCTGGAACGCGCGCTGAAACTGGAAAAAGATCCTGCGTTTGCTGTGCTCCGTGAAAAAGGGATCAACCTTGCGGACGCCAGCAAAATCGTGTATGATGAAACTACTTTCACCGAGCCGATCTGGCGTATGCTCAGCGACAAGTTTGTTTCTGAGTACCAGGGCCGTATGTATGAAAGTGTAGGGATTTACGATGGGAACACGATCAACCTTACCAGCATGAAAGAGTATTTTGCGGAAGGGTATCGTGAATTCTATATGAACCCTAAGAATTTGAGATTGCACGATCCTGATCTTTATGAGTATATTCGGGGGCTTCTTCATGACCAAGAGTGAGTACATGGCCTTGCCTACAGCAAAAGAAATGATGCAGGCACTTCAAGCTGATCCAGCCCTGCGGAATGATGATGAAGCCTGCGCGGCTTTTAACCGGCGCGCCCAGGAAGAATTCGCAGCCAGAATCAAAAAAGATTATGGCAAGTATGACCCTGACATCCACTATGACTTCCAAAAAAAGGCCCCATAAACACTTTTCAAACACCGTTTGCACCGCATTTAAGCGGTGCTTTTTTGATGCCTAGATTTCCCCTCAGGAGGCCATGACCATGATGTTTCGCCCGCATCCGCCGCCCCGGCCGGTAAAGCGACGCCGGCACCGGCCCCGCGACAAACTGAATCACCGGAACCCTCGCCCCTCTTTGAAAGGGGCGTTTGCTGTATCCAAAACCAATACACAACCACAAGGAGGAGCTTATGCTCGAATGGCTAAAGAACATCCTCGGTGACAGATACACCGAGGAGATCGACAAACAGGTCAGCGATGAAATCGGCAAGGCATATGCGCCGCGTGCGGATCTCGACAGTGCGAACGAGGCCAGGGCGGCCGCCGAAGCGCAGCTGGCCGACGCAAACAAGACCATCGCCGGCTACAAGGATATGGACATCGACGCGATCCGCCAGTCTGCCGCTGACTGGCAGGCCAAGGCGGAGCAGGCGCAGAAGGATGCCGACGCCCGCGTGGCTGCCGTACGGTTTGACGCCAGACTGGACGGCGCCATCGGCAAGCGGCGCGGCCGTAGCGCCAAGGCCATCAAGGCGCTGCTGGATATGGACGCCCTGCGCGGCAGCAAGAACCAGGACCAGGACATCGACGCCGCCCTGGATGCGCTGCAGCAGGACAGCGGGTATCTGTTTGAGCCGGTGGAGACCCCGCCGCCCTATGCGGCCGGGACCGGCACCGCCGCCGTCCGCCAGTCGAACAACGGCAACGTGGCCATGCGCCGTGCGATGGGCCTGCCTGACAAGACGGGCGATCAGAAATAAGGAGGAAAAAACCTATGGCAAATGCAATCGAACTGGCAAAGAGCTATGTGCCGTTGCTGGATGAGGTCTATGCCCGCGAGGTGCTGACCAGCGATCTGGACGGCGCGCCGGAGCTGGTGCAGCAGGGCGCCAACGCCAACGAGCTGATCATCCCCATGATGGACATGCAGGGCCTGGCCGACTACAGCCGTAACAGCGGCTATGTGCAGGGCGATGTGACCCTGAAAAACGAGACAGTCAAGTGCAACTTCGACCGCGGCCGCATGTTCTGGGTCGATTCCATGGACGACCTGGAGACTGCGGGCATCGCCTTCGGCCGCCTGGCGGCGGAGTTCATCCGCACGAAGGTCGGCCCGGAGATCGACGCCTTCCGGTTTGCGACCTACTGCTCCAAGACCGGCATCGGCAAGAAGGAGGAGACCCTGGCCGACGGCGCGGCTGTCGTTGCCGCGCTGCGCGCCGCCTCCACCGCCATGGATGAGGATGAGGTCTCGGAAGGCGACCGGTACCTGTACATCACGCCGACGCTGTACGGCATGATCTCGGACCTGGACACCACCAAGAGCCGCGAGATCCTGACCGGCTTCGCAAAAATCGTCAAGGTGCCGCAGAAGCGGTTCTATACGGCCATCGACCAGCTCTCCGGCGGCACCGGCGAGGAAGCTGGCGGGTACAAGAAGGCGGACGGTGCGTCCGACCTGAACTTCGTCATCGTGCACAAGCCCGCTGTCATCCAGTACCACAAGCACGCCGCGCCCAAGATCGTGACCCCGGACGCCAACCAGGACGGCGACGCCTACAAGTACGGCTACCGCCTGGTCAGCATTGCGGACCTCTACGCCAACAAGCTGGCCGGTGTGTATGCCAGCTACAAGCCCACGGCCAGCGAGCCTGATGAAGAAGGGGGCGGTGCCTGATGAGACGTGTGGGCTTTATCCTTGATCCGGCGCCGCTGGCTCAGGTCCCGGTGAATCCTGACGCAAGCCAGGAAGGCGTGCCGCAGGCCGATGCCGTGGACGATAACACCGAACCCGCTGCGGTCCCCGACGCCGAAGCCGACAAGAAACCGGCCGCAAGGAAGTCCCGCCGCAAGGCGGATGAGGGCTGATGTATGACGGACTACAGCTTTTATACCGGCGAGTACGGCGGATCTTCGATCCCGCAGGATGCATGGACGGCCATGCAGCGGGACGCTGGTGCCAGGGTCGCACGGTATGAGCGGATCTACACGGTGACCTGGCTCGAACCGAACGGCCGGGATATGGCGGTGTGCGCGATTGCCGACGCTATGTACGCTTTCGAGCGTCTGCAGGCCGAGGGCGGCGCGATCCAGAGCGCCAGCGTGGGCAGTGTGAGCGAGAGCCGGGCTGCGGTGAGCGCCCCGGATACGTCGCCCGCGGCGCAGGAACAGGAGTTTTACCGCTGCCTGTGTCTGTATGCCGATGTGTACAGGGGGTGCTGCTGAATGCTGAAATACCATGCAACGGGGCCGCCCCTTGCGTACCCACACTGCGACAGGACCGTGACGGTGTACCATACGGTGTTCAACCCGTTTTCCTGCCGCCGGACCGTGCTGCAGGGCGTGTACTATGAAACACGCCGCAGCAAGACCGTGAACGAGGACGGCGCCAGGCGCAGCAGCGAGTATCTGCTGATCATCCCGCAGAAAACGGCGGCGCGGGGCATGCCCGGCGAAGCCGATGGTGTGGCGGGAACCTATGTGCTGATGGCAGGCGACCGCGTGGTGGCTGGCATCGGGCCGGAAATCGCTACGCGGGAGGAATGGAGCAGGCTCCTTCCGAACACCTATGACGTTGTCACCGTCAACTGGGTGGAACAGAAGTTCTGGCACGGAGAGCCGTGCCATGTGGAGGCGGGGGCCTGAGATGGACGTTGACGTGAAAATCAAGTTGCCCACAGGAAAGCAGATCATCGACCAGCTGGGGTTGGGTGAAAAAGGTGAAGCGCAGATGTTCCACACGGCCAACGTGCTGCGCCGTATCCAGCGGTATATGCCGTACCGAAGCGGCGCCACCATCAAGCTGACCATTGCGCAGACCGATATCCGTGTTCCTGAAATCGTGACGCAGGCCCCGCACGCGGTGTACATCTACAAAGGATTGTCCCGCAGCGGGAACCCGCTGAACTACACCCGCACCAAGAACCCCATGGCGGGGCCGTACTGGGATGAGACGGTCGTCGCTTTCGAAGGGGCGGCCATGACCGCTGACCTTCAGCGTTATCTGGACAGGAGGGCAAAATAATGCCGGATACCGAAACCAGAACGGACCTTCAGCGCCTGATCGACTGGCTGAAGACCTACACGGGGTATGACATCCTGGGCAACTTCCAGGTGGACTACACCGACCAGATCCCCTCCAACGGCGCGGTGTTTCCGCAGGGGCTGCAGGAGGTGGAGCGGACCGAGACCATCCTGGGCGACATCACGCTGACCAACCAGTACAATTTTGGCCTGTACTTCACCTTCGAAAAATCCGCGGAGGATGATGTGGCGGCCAAGATCAACGCTGATTGGCTGATGGGCTTCCAGCGTTGGGTGCAGGAGCAGAATGCCCGCAGGCTCGTACCGAATTTCGGCAACACCCAGACGCCGGCGCGTGCCAGCGCCCAGAACGGGCAACTGTTCAGTGCGGATGGCAGCGGTACGGCGATCTACATGGTGACGCTCTCGGTTACGTTTGAGCAGTTTTATCCCGATGAATCCAAGTGAAGAAATGAGGTGAAAGCCAATGGCAAAGATCGAACGCAAATACATGGCGCATTTTCTGAATGCGAGTTTCGGCCAGGCGGCTGGAACGGCTTCGTATGAGCGTCTCGGCCAGGACCTGGAAGAGTACAGTGCCGAGATGAACGCCCAGGTCGATACCACCAACAATATCCTCGGCCAGAAGAGCATCAAGATCTCCAGCTACGACAAGTCCGGCTCGGTGGAGCCGTACTACGCCGACAAAGACAGCCCGCTGTTTGAGAAGCTGCAGGAGATCATCGACGGCGACCTGCTGCTGGATGACCTGAAGACCGACATCGTGGAAGTCCACCTGTGGGAAGCAGAACAGTCCGGGGCGTTCCCCGCGGTGAAGGAAGAGTGCTACATCGAGATCACCAGCTACGGCGGCGATACGACCGGCTACCAGATCCCCTTCAACGTGCACTACACCGGTGTGAAGACCAAGGGGACCTTCAACGTGCAGACCAAGACGTTCACCGCTGCGGATTCCGGCGGCGGCAGCTGACCCGGATTTGATCCAGTTATGACAAGATGCGCCTCTGCGGTAAGCAGGGGCGCATTTGTGATGCCTGGATCAGGCATTATCACTCTGAACAGGGAGGAAACATCCATGGTCAAACTGAACATTGATACCGGCGTAGAGGAATTTGAGATCAACGGCGGCGAGGCGGCCGGGGGCGGCATTCTGCGTTTCAACCCGTCCGACCCGAACGTGTACAACCGCTTTTTTGAGGCGCGGGACCGCCTGATCGAGATGGATCAGGAAATCGGCGAGCGCCAGCAGGCGCTGCGGGATGAGACGGCAAGCGATGAGGATAAGGCCGCGGCATTCCTGAAGGTGCTGCGGGAATATGACATCAAAATCAAATCGCTGCTGTCCGAGGTGTTCGGCCAGGAAAACGATTTTGACCGCATTCTGGGCGGGGTGAACCTGGCGGCAGCTGCCACCAATGGCGAGCGGGTCGTGACGAACCTGCTGGCGGCGCTGACCCCCATCATCGAAGCCGGCGCCAAGCGCGGCATTGAAGATAAGGCCAGCAGCGCCGTTGCCAAGGCGGCTGCCAACCGCGCCCAGCGCCGTGCGGCAGCCAAGGCTGCGAAGTGAACGGCTGGGATCTGCCGGAAGCAGTGACGGTGGGGGGAACGCCGTACCGTGTCAACACCGACTTCCGGGATGTGCTGGATATTATCGACCACCTGACCGACCCGAATGACAGCGAGATGGAGCGGTGGTACATCGCCATGGCGCTGTTCTATGAGGATTTTTCCAGTATACCGGAAAGCGACTACGGTGAGGCGATGACAAAACTGGCGGAGTTCATCGAAGGCGGGCAGCTGCCGCCTCAGAATCGGAAACCGCCGCGCCGCCTGATGGATTGGCAGCAGGACGCCTCGATGATCGCATCCGGGGTCAACAAGGTGGCCGGGTGCGACGTGCGCAGCCTGCCGTACCTGCACTGGTTCACTTTCCTGGGCTATTTTTCCGCCGTTGGGGAGGGACCGCTCTCGACTGTGGTCAGCATCCGAAATAAGCTGCAGAATCACAAACCGCTGGATAAGTGGGAACGGGAATATTACCGCGACCACAGATCCGAGGTCGATCTGCGGGAGCGGCTGAGCGACGCCGAACTGGCCGAAAAACGGCGGCTGGAGGAGCTGCTCGACTGCCGGAAATAAACACTGTGTAAGCACTGATTAAGCACTGCATAAAGGGGTGGTGAATTTGTCTGTAAGCGGAAGCGTGCGCATCAATACCCGGCTGGACAACAGCCAGCTGATGAAGGATTGCCGCGCTTTGAAAACTGTGGTGACCGAAGTGGCCAACGCAGTCAAACGCGCCTTCCATGGCCGGGAGATCCAGGCTTTGGAACAGCAGATGGAAGCCACCCGCGAAGCAATGTCCCCTATTGTGCAGGAGCTGACCGAGATTGAAACCCGTGCGTCTGCAGCCGGGAAAAATTCTGCGCGGGATTTTCAGAAAGCGCAGGCAGAGGCCGGCAAGCTGCAGCAGCAGTATGATGCCCTGCTGAACAAGATCTCCGAGTACGAGGCAAAAGCCCGTGCTCCCTTTGATGCGCAGATCGTGACCTACAAGCCGACCCAGACGGACCTGGCAAACAATGCTGCGGTCGAGCAGCAGTATGCAGCCGCTATGGCCAGCGACCAGGTCTATCAGAAGATGATCGCCGACGCGGAGCAGCTGCGCGCCAAACAGTACCAGGTCAACCAGACGGTACAGCAGATGAAACAGGTTGCAGATGACGCAGGCGGCACCAGCAGCGCCAGATATACGGAGCTGCAGGGCGAGCTGGAGGCACTGCGCAGCCGGACACAGGACTTGAATGATCAGCTGCACAATCTGGGCGTGACCGGGAACAACACCGGCGGCATGGTCGCTTCGGCGATTGGCGGCGCGGCGTCCAGAGCATTCTCTACTCTGCAGAAGGGCGCCAGGTCTGTGCTGAAGACCTTCGGCACGCTGGTCAAGTCGGGGATCGGCAAGATCACAAGCGGCCTGGCACAGAGCGGTAAAGGCTTACAGACCTTCCTGAACCGCCTGGGGAGTATCGCAGCCGGGGCGCTGGTATTCAACGTGATCAGCTCCGGTTTGAGCAAAATGACCCAGTACATGGGGCAGGCACTGCTGTCTTCGGCGTCGCTCCGCACCGCGCTCGGAAACCTGAGCGGCGCAGCGCAGACCGCTGCAGCACCGCTGATCCAGGTCCTGACCCCGGCGCTGACGGCGCTCGCCAACGCGGCAGCCACCGTGTTCAGTTACATTGCGCAGCTGGTCGCCTTCCTGACCGGCACAACGGTTTCTGCCGCGTCAGATGCAGCTGCCGGTGTCGCTGGCGTGGGCAGTGCCGCGGAAGAAACCGCCCAGCAGGTCAAGGATGCAAACAAGAGCCTTGCCGGCTTTGATGAGCTGGAACGGCTGAGCGAACCGCAGCAGGATACAGGCTCCGGCGGCGGGGGCGGCGCTGGGGCCGGCCAGATCGTGCCGAATTATGATTTCCAGGGGAAAAGCCCGTTCCTTGACAGCGTCCTGGACGCCATCAAGGCCGGCGACTGGTACCAGGTGGGCGAGCTGGTGGCGCAGAAGCTCAACGAGAGCATGGCGGCCATCGACTGGGGGCCGATTGACGCCACCGCGATCCGGTGGGCCACCAACCTGTACAATGGGCTGAACGGCGCTGTGCAGAACCTGGACTGGGGGCTGCTGGGCAGCACGATAGGTAACGGCCTGAATACCGTCCTGCATTTCATCGACACGTTTTTCCAGGGCTTTGACTGGGTGACCCTTGGAGCGGGCATTGGTACGGGGCTGAACGGCCTGTTTGCAACCATTGACTGGGCGGCTCTCGGCCGGGTCTTGAGCGACAAGTTTATGGCCCTTCTGCAGACGCTGCACGGATTTGTGCAGACGTTTGACTGGGGCTCTTTGGGATTGGACATCGCCACCATGCTCCGTGCGGCGCTTGCCAACATCGACTGGGTGCAGGCCGCAGGCGACCTGGGGGCGCTTGCCATCGGGATTTTGACGGCAATCAATACTGCACTTTCCCAGGCCGACTGGGGTTCGGTGGGCCAGACCATTATGGGAATGTTCGCGGCCATCGACTGGCTGGGGCTGATCCAGCAGCTTGTCGAGCTGCTGGCCAACACCTGGCCTCTTGTCCTGACCGCGGTTCTGATCCCGGCACTGAGCGCCTGGATCACGGGAACGCTGCTGCCTGCCATCGGCGCGTGGATCACAGGGGTCGCAATCCCTGCCATTTTAGGATGGCTGGGCAGCATTGTTGCCTCTATTGTTTCTGCCATCGGCCTCTGGCCTGCTCTCCTGATTGCGGCAATTGTTGCGCTATTCGCCGCTTTGGTTGCGGTCATCGTTTCTAACTGGGAGGACATCTGCGATTGGTTCTCCGGCGCATGGGATGATTTTGTTGCCGGTTGGAATGACTTCTGGGACAGCGTGGCCTTCTGCGCACAGGAATGGTGGAAGAGCGTTACCACGGAGTGGACAAACTTCTGGAACGGAATCGTTGATAAATTCAACGCTTTGAAATCGGGCCTGAGCCAGGCGTGGGATGCCTTTTGGACCGGTCTGAGCGACCGGGTCGGGGATATCTGGAACGGTATCGTCAACACGGTGAAAGGTGCGGTCAATTCGCTGATTGGCTTCATCAACGGTATGATCACTGCCGTGGTGGGTGGCCTGAACAGCGCCATTGATGCGCTGAATTCGCTGTCGGTGGATATCCCAGACTGGGTGCCGGTCGTCGGCGGAAATCGCCTGGGCTTCAGTATCGGGCACATCACTGCGCCGCAGATCCCCTATCTGGCACAAGGCGCGGTCATTCCACCGAACAGAGAGTTCCTGGCGATCCTGGGCGACCAAACCCACGGCACAAACATTGAGGCACCTCTGGAAACGATCGAACAGGCCGTGGCCAACGTGATGGGCAATATGCTCAGCGGACAAATGGCCGGGTTCGAAGCAGTGGTTTCGCTTCTTCAGCAGATTCTGGAAGCGATTTATGGGATCGAGATCGGCGACGAGACGCTGGCAAAAATCATACGCAAGGTACAGAAGAAACAGGCGATCATGCGGGGTGGCTATTGATGGTACAGACGACAAATCTTTTTCAGATCAACGGCCAGCCGCTGATCCCACCGGACAGCGATGTGGCCTGGAGCTATTCTGACCTGGACAGCGCCGACAGCGGCCGCGACGAAAGCGGCGTCATGCATCGCATCGTGCTTCGCCGCAGGGTGGCCTCGGTCAGCCTGAACTATACGTCGCTGACGGATGAGGAATACGACTACATGGTTGGGCTCCTGGACAATGCGGGAGATTCCTTTTCGTTCACGGCGCCGCGCCGCGGCAGTTCTACGGAGCTGGAAACCCGTACCTGTTACTGCTCCAAGGATGGGATCAGCTGGCATAACGCCACACTGGGGCTGTGGATGAATTTGAAATTCGATATTATCGAGTGCTGACGAAGGGGGTGAGGCGATGCTCAGGCACCGGATCAAATTGGCGGACGGCACTGTGGTGGAAAGCGGCACCTCGACCGGCAATGCGATCATCAAGGTGAAGTTGACAGAAGAGGTCAACGACAACGACGAAGAAGATCTTATGCCCGGCGCAGCATCGGCGGCCTGCCTGGAGATAGAGCTCCTGATCCCGGAAGGCGGGCTTCAGATCACCCACGGGAATGAGTTTGAGCTTTGGAGAGTTGACACCGAGACCAAAGAGGCGATACGGCTGGGGGTCTTCCTGGCGGAGCAACCCACCAAGTCCAGTGCCAACAAGTATAAGCTCACGGCCTACGACCGTATGACGCTGCTGGACAAGGACCTGTCGCCCTGGCTGCGGGAACAGCAGGAAAACTTTCCCATGAGCCTAACGTCCTTCATCCAGGCTGTCTGCGCCCAGTGCGGCGTCACGCTGGCCGACGGCACACTGGACGGCCTGCCCAACGGCGGCTATCAGATCCAGTCGTTCTATTCGGATGACCTGACCGGCCGTCAGCTGATCCGCTGGGCGGCGCAGGCTGCCTGCCGGTTTGCTCGTATGACGCCGGATGGCAAGCTGGAATTTGCCTGGTACAAACGAACCGCGGCGACACGGATCGGCCCGACTCCGAATGCAGACGTTCGTACTGCGCTGCTTTTGCGCGGCCAGATGCTGCTCACGAGTGCCGGAGAAATTTGGCGCTTCGGCAGCAATCAACTGGGATTTCTGGACGGCACACTGGAATACGAAGACTACGAAACCGCGCCCATCGACAAAGTGCAAATCCGGCAGTCGGATGACGATGTGGGTGTGATCTATCCGGCCGACGAGACCGACGACAACGCGCTGGTGATCCAGGGCAATTTGTTGCTGCTCACGGATACGGCGGACGCCCTGCGGCCGGTGGCGCAGGCCATCTACAACGAGATGGACGGGCTTGTTTACACGCCGCTGGCGGTCAGCGTTCCGCTGATCAGCAACGAGGTCCCGGCGCCGGGGACGTTCCTCTCGGTCTCTGACCTGTATGGTCGGCAGATGACCGCCTGCATCATGCGGCGAACGATATCCGGTCAGCGCGTTACGCTAGAGGGCACCGGCAATGCCCGCAGAGACTCCACAGCGGCAGTCAACGATCAGTCGTGGGAGGATAGACTTCGCGGCAGGATGCTGGAAATCAGCGCCGACGTGGACGGTCTAAAGATCACCGCCAGCGATCTTGCGGGCGGCATGGCCCAGCTGCAGCTGACCGTGGAGGGTTTTGAAACACAGATCAGCGGCAAACTGGACGAGGAAGATGCCGAGACCCTCATCGAACAGAGCCTGGAAAGTCTGACCCTGTCCGCTACGGCAGGCAACCAGTCCAGCCGCCTGGTGCTGAAAGCTGGCAGCACCGAGCTGACCAGCGCAGAGATCACATTCAACGGACTGGTCAACTTTGTATCCAAGAGTGACCTGTCCACGGCGGGCAAGACCACGATCAACGGCGGCAACGTCACCACCGGTAAGATCGGCAACGTCAACGGCAACACGGTGTATGACCTGGACGCCGGGACCCTGCGCACCGGGCGGTCGGGCGGGACCCGGGTGGAGATCAACGACAACGGCATCCGCTG